ATGTTCGTTAACGACCAACTAATAAAGCAAATGCAGTATGACGCCCCAGAGGACGTAGAGCGTATATCAAAAACTTTCGCCGTAACGAGAAAGGCGTTTAGCATTGCCTTGTTGGAAGCTCGGTGGGGTTCGTTCGACTACGAGACTCGACTCCGCGCAGCGAAAACAATAGAGTGTTTAAAAAGCAAAAGGTTTTTTAGATGATTGCCCCCGCCCTGATGTGCATTGCAATCGCAGTGTACTTTGAAGCTAGGGGGGAGCCAAGCGACGGGCAGATTGCAGTAGCTCAAGTTATACGAAACAGAATCGAAGACCCACGTTACCCAGACAATGCGTGCGATGTGGTTAAGCAGGGGTACTACTGGAACGGCAACCCCGTAAGGAACAAGTGCCAGTTTAGTTTTTACTGTGACGGTAAGAGCGATACACCCAAGAACAGACAGGCATGGTTTAACGCGCTTTATATTGCGCACCTAAGCAAGTTCGTACCCGATGTGACAGATGGCGCGACCCACTACCATAGTACAAAGGTGTTTCCACACTGGGCATACACCGGACAAGTTACAACCAAGATACACAAGCATGTTTTCTACACAGGAATTAGATAGTGACTACAACAAAAATAGATATACCGCCACCATATAAGAAAGACCTTGACCGCGAGAAGATTGCCGAGGACATTAAGAAGTATCTAGCCAAAGGCGGTAAGGTAACGCAGTGCCCGAGGAACGCGTTTACAACCGTTGACCCTGATGGCAAGCCAGTTAAAAAGAAAAAGTTCGACGGCGGGCGAAACGCTTCGTTAACCTCCCCAGACAAAAGAACACTCGGTGGTTTTGTATTTCCCCCCAAAAAAGGAAAAGAGTAATGAAAACAAAAATCCACGTTAACCAACACAACATTCGCGCCAATGCTAAAGGGGCCGACCTGCCCGTGCTTACTGTCAAAACGTATAAGGAAAACCGCAAGTGCAATAAAGTCGTGGTCCATGGGCCGAGCACCGTAATCTACAGTCCGGACAAACCGCTCTCTTGCGGGGCAAAGGTGTGGATAGAAACAGAGGCCGAGGTAACCGTAGACGAAGTTAGGCTCGCTAAAGATTCCGAAGAAATAGTTTTCCTTATACGAACCACAAATACCGCGTTAAACGCGCTGGCCCTTGTAAATAAAAGCTTTGACGCTGATCACATAGCCGAAATTACCGAAGAAGCGGATGCGGTAGCCTTAGTGGCTGAGAGGTTCTACGGTATTAACGTAGACTTCAGTGAGCAACTGTCCAAGATAAAAGTGAAAGCAGGGGAATGAAAGCAACTTATATGACGCATTAAACGGGAAAAGCAACATGTACGAATACAATTGCAAGATTGTGAGGGTAATTGATGGTGACTCTATCATTATTGATATCGACCTTGGTTTTAGCCACTTTATTCACAATGAGTCTATACGTTTGTATGGCGTTGATACTCCAGAGTGCCGCACGAGAGATGCAGAAGAAAAGGCTGCCGGACTCTTGGCAAAGAAGTTTGTCGAACAGATGCTTCACGTCGGAGGAACTTACAAGCTCGAAACTAGAGAGAAAGGAAAGTTCGGGCGGTACCTCGGAGTGATAAAGATAACGGGCAACCTAACCATTAACACCGCACTGGTAACCGAACACTTAGCCGTGCCCTACATGGGGCAGAACAAACAAGAAATAGAAGACGCGCACAAAGAAAACTACAAAATACTTAAAGACAGGGGATTGGTGTAACGTGAATATAATAACGGTAGACTTCGAGACGTACTACGACAAAGACATCTCACTACGCAAACTAACTACAGAAGAGTACGTGCGCCACGAAGGGTTTGAGGTAATAGGCGTTAGCGTTAAGGTGAACAATGAGGAAACAACATGGCTAAGTGGTCCACATGACGCACTCAAAAAATACTTACTCGCTAATTACGATTGGGAAAACTCTGCTGTATTGGCTCACAATACTATGTTTGACGGGGCTATTCTTAGTTGGCTGTTTGATATTCACCCTCGGGTATGGCTTGATACTTTGTGTATGGCACGCGCGCTACATGGCGTGGAGGTTGGCGGGTCGCTTGCGTTCTTGGCGGAGAAGTACGAGCTAGGGGTAAAGGGCACAGAGATACTCAATGCAGTTGGTAAACGGCGGGCAGACTTTTCTGTCGAAGAGTTAGATCGGTACGGAGACTACTGCGTAAACGACACGGAGATTACCTATAAACTGTATAACAAGTTTGCGGCAGACTTCCCTGTTATAGAACTTAAAGTAATAGACATGACCCTACGTATGTTTATCGACCCCGTACTAGAGTTGGATACGCCGAAACTAAAACTGCATTTGGACCTTCTTAAAGACCAGAAAGATGAACTCCTAGAACAGTGCGGGATAGAGAAAGACGAGCTGATGTCTAACCCTAAGTTTGCCAAAGCACTCGAGGCGCTGGGCGTTACCCCACCTATGAAAACAAGTTTGCGTACTGGTAAGGAAGCCTTTGCGTTTGCTAAGAGTGACGAAGCATTCAAAGCCCTACAAGAACACGAAGACCCACGAGTACAAGCCTTAGTCGCCGCCCGTATCGGATTGAAAAGTACCCTAGAAGAAACACGAACCCAACGGTTCTTAGAGGTAGCGTCGCGGGGGAGGATGCCGGTTCCTATCAAGTACTACGCAGCGCATACCGGAAGGTGGGGCGGCTCAGATAAATTGAACCTCCAGAATTTACCGTCAAGGGGGCCGAACGCCAAGGTACTTAAGTCCAGTATTTGCGCGCCCGAAGGGTACTCTATAATAGAAGCTGACTCCGCTCAGATCGAAGCGCGGGTTCTTGCGTGGCTATCAGGGCAGTCCGACTTGGTTGCCGCGTTCGAGAACGGCGAGGATGTGTACAAGAAGATGGCGGGCGCTATCTACGGCAAGAAGGAAGAAGACATAGACGGACCCTCAAGGTTTATTGGGAAAACGACAATACTCGGATGCGGCTACGGTATGGGCGCGGTGCGGTTTAAGGAGCAGTTAAAGACTTTAGGCGTTGACATGGAGCAGGAGGAAGCCGCGCGTATTATTAAGATATACAGGCACACGAACAACCAGATCATTAAGTTGTGGCGGGAGTGTCAGGTAGCTTTGGAGGGCATGCTTGCGGGCGACGCTTACGCAATAGGATTAGGTGGGGTACTACAAGTAGTTCCAGAACAGAACGGTATACGCCTACCTAACGGTTTGATGATGCGTTACGGAGACCTCAAAACTTCAGAAGGCGAACGCGGACTAGAGTACTCATACAAAACGCGTAGGGGAGACGTGCGAATCTACGGGGGTAAAGTAGTAGAGAACGTATGCCAAGCTATAGCGCGGTGTATTATGGCGGAACAAATGCTACTAATATCAAAACGCTACCCAATACTTCTTACCGTACATGACTCTGTGGTATGCTCTGTACCAGATAGTGAGCTTAACGAAGCAGCAGCTTACGTATCCGAATGTATGCGTTACACCCCCGATTGGGCAAAGGGCCTTCCGGTGCGTGGTGACGTGGAAACCGGAAAGAATTACGGAGAATGTACAGAATGGCGCAACCCACATGGTCCTTCAGCAGCATAAAAACTTTCGAGCAGTGTCCTAAGAAGTACTACCACTTAAAGGTAGCGAAAGACTACAAAGAAGACTTCAACACGGACGCCATACTGTACGGCAACGAGTTTCACAAAGCAGCGGAAGAGTACATAAGAGACGACGTAGAGCTAGAAGCTAGGTTTGACTACACACTTGCGGCTTTGGATAAACTAAAGAACTCGAAGGGCGAGAAGCTGTGCGAGTACAAGATGGGACTTACGGCGGACCTAGAGCCGTGTGGTTTCTTCGACAAAAACGTATGGTGGCGGGGGGTAGTTGACCTTGCCATACTTGATAGAGAAGCCGGTACCGCTAAGGTAATAGACTACAAGACGGGTAAGTCTGCGAAGTACGCCGACAAGGGGCAGCTAGAACTAATGGCTTTGGCTATGTTCAAGCACTTCCCCGAAGTGAAGATAATAAAAGGCGGGTTGCTGTTCGTGGTATGCAACGCGTTTGTAAAAGACACCTACACCATAGAACAAGAATCGGAACTATGGCAGAAGTGGTTGGCCGACTACGCCAAGATGGCGAAAGCCTACGAAGTAGATGTTTGGAACCCGCGTCCTACTGGGTTATGTAGAGCGCATTGTATAGTAATGGAATGTCCACATAACGGACGGAGATAAATATGATTGACTATGAAAATGATGAACAGACCAAGACCTGCGAAGCTTGCGGCGCCAAAATGGTAGCCTACCGACACAAACTAAACACGGGCATGGTAGTGTCGTTGAAGAGATTGTATGACGTGGGGGGTAGTGCGCACCTTAATGCTCTTCAGCTAAACTATAATCAACGGTGTAATTTCCAGAAGATGCGGTACTGGGGTTTAGTTGGTAAGGGTGGAGCTGAGGCGGGGGTATGGATTATCAGCCAGTACGGTAAGCTGTTTGTAGAAGGCCAGTCCACGGCACCGTCACATGCTTGGTCTTATCGTGGAGTAACTATAGACAAAGACGACCCAGATGTATCTTACTTAAGTTTTTCTGATCTTATGGAAGGGGGACCGCTAGCCTCCTATGGGAAACTTGCTGACTACGTAGACGATTCTGAACCAACTGATTAGGAGAACTACTATGCCTTACAAGGACCCAAAAGATAGACCTAAGCAAAAGAACAAACCCGTCGGCAGTCCTGAGTTTGAAGCTAGGATGGAACGCCAACGCGCTAGGCGAAAGATGGACAAGGAAGGCAAGGACGAGAACAACAACGGCAAAGCCGATAAGCGCGAAGGCAAAGACGTTAGCCACAAGAAAGCACTTAGTAAAGGCGGTTCAAACAAAGACGGGGTAACAGTAGAAAGCTCCAGTAAGAACCGTGCTAGAAACTACAAAAAGAAAACGACGAAGAAGTAACGCAACATTACAAAAAGTAAATAGAGGGAAGCACACAGCGGTTTCTCTCTATTTTTGTCCTCTGGAGAAAGAGATGCAGATAGTAGACAACAAGGCGTTGCGGCTTAAAGTGCGTAACCCCATGCAAATAACAACAGCAATACCCCGCAGTAAAAGTTTAGGCAACAACGAAGTGCTAGTTAAATGGGGTATGGAAGAAGCGCGGGTATTAAAAAATCTAGGGATAAAGAACGTACCGTCACCAATTTTAGGCCAGTACAGTTGGGCCGGTAAGTTTAAACCGTTCGAGCACCAGAAAACCACGGCTGCTTTTTTAACGATGAACCAACGGGCGTTTTGTTTTAACGAGCAAGGCACCGGTAAGACGGCCAGTTCTATATGGGCCTCGGACTTCCTAATACAATTGGGGATAGTAAAACGCGTTCTCATAATATGCCCTCTGTCGATTATGGACTCAGCATGGCGGGCAGACCTGTTCTCCTTTGCTATGCACCGTACGGTTGACATAGCTCACGGGGCTAGGAAGAAACGAGAAGAGATAATTAGAGGTGGTGCGGAATACGTAATCATAAACTACGACGGCGTAGAGATTGTGCGGGATGCGATTGACGAGGGCGGCTTTAATTTAATCATAGCGGACGAAGCCACACACTATAAGAACCCACAAGCAAAACGATGGAAGGTATTGAATTCTATAATAAAACCAACTACTTGGCTGTGGATGATGACGGGTACACCTGCTGCACAATCGCCGCTTGACGCGTACGGGTTAGCGAAACTAATTAACCCAAAGGCCGTACCCCGCTTTGCGGGGGCTTTCAAAGAGATGGTGATGACCAAGCTTACCCAATTCAAGTGGGTTCCCAAGGAAAGCGCTACGACTATAGTGTACAACGCACTTCAACCGGCAATTAGATTTACTAAAGAACAGTGCCTAGACCTGCCGGAAATGACGTACGTAAAACGCGAGGTGGAACTAACCCCTCAACAGAACAAGTATTACAAAATACTTAGAAGTCATATGCTTACGATAGCTGCGGGCGAATCTATTTCTGCCGCTAACGCTGCGGTTAACATGAACAAGCTGCTACAAATATCTTGTGGGGCGGTGTACTCCGACAGCGGAGAGACCGTAGAGTTTGACGTGAAGAACCGCTACAAAGTATTATCCGAAGTAATCGCAGAGTCTAGCCAGAAAGTTTTAATTTTTGTGCCGTTCAAACACGTGATTAGAATACTCGCAGAGAAACTAAACAAGGACGGTATAACCAACGCAATTATTAACGGGGATGTGTCGGCCAACAAACGTACTGCCATATTCAACGAGTTTCAAACTACCTCTGATCCTAGGGTACTGATTATCCAACCCCAAGCCGCAGCGCACGGCGTAACGCTTACCGCAGCAAACACTATTGTATGGTGGGGTCCAGTGCCCTCTTTAGAAACGTACGCGCAAGCTAACGCTAGGGTACACCGCTCTGGGCAGAAACACCCATGCACTGTGGTGCAGCTACAAGGGTCGTCAGTAGAGCAACGTGTTTATAAAATGTTAGACCAAAAAATAAATGTACATACAAAAATGATAGATTTATACAACGATGTGCTTGATACCTAAACATAACTAGAATAGACTACATGTCGTTCCATTAAACTAAAACACTACACAGGAGATGTGCGTATGAGTGAAGAGATTGCGGATGAGGCTAGATTAAACAAACTCATCGGGGTGTACATAAAGATACGCGATAAGAAGTTGCAGATAGTCACCGAGATGAAAAAGCAAGAGGACGACTTGGAGGAGAAGCTAGGTAAAGTTAAGGCCGCGCTTTTAGCTCACTGCAAAGCAACAGGACTAGAGTCTGGTAAGACAGAGTTAGGGTCCTTCTACCGTTCAGTAAGAACTAAATACTGGACTAGTGATTGGGATTCTATGAGTAAGTTTATGCTAGAAAACGAAGCGGTAGACTTACTAGAGAAGCGCCTACACCAAGGCAACATGAAGCAGTTTTTAGAAGAGAACCCAGACCTACACCCGCCCGGCCTTAACACCGATAGGGAGTACACAGTAACTGTAAGGAGGAGTAAAAATTGAACGATGTAGATTCGTATGTACCAATAGACGATTTGGCGGAAGTGCTGAACGTAAAAACCCAAACGCTACGGGCGTGGGTACGCCAAGGTTTTATCCCTAGGGATACCTACATAAAAGTAGCGAACACCTATAGGTTTAACATCCCCCAAGTTATCGACGCGCTGCGGACGGGGAAAGAGCTAGAAGAACACGTAGACGAAGTTACTAATATGCCGGAAGAAAGCGTATCAGACCTTGCCTATGAAATTACAAGCGCGACCACAGAACGTCCAAGCCTACAAGAACAACTGGTTCTGGACTTAGACGAAAACGAAGACTTTTAGGAGTAAATGATGAGCAACGTACAATTATTTGAAAACATGCCCGCCGCGTACAAAGACCTTTTGGCCCAACTAGCGCCAGAGAAGAACTTAACCGGTGGAGAGTACTCTAGCAGCCATAGACTAAGTATCCGTGGTGGGGTATTCCGTAAGCTCGTAAACGGTAAGGAAGTGGCCGAACTAGAAAGCCGCTCGCTTAAAGCAGTAATCATTAAAGCCGCACCGCTTTCTAGGATGTACTACAAAGGCACTTACGCTGCCGGAGAGTCTAACCCTCCCGTATGTTGGTCCGCCGACACCCGTACAGGGTTCCCCTCAGATGACGTAATTTCTAGCGACCGCCAAGCGAATAAGTGTGGTGACTGCGCTCAGAACGTAAAAGGTTCGGGGCAAGGCGAGAGCCGTGCGTGTAGGTTCCAACAGCGTGTAGCGTTATTACTCGCGGACGGCGAAGGCAACATAGTATCTAAAGAGGTGTACCAACTATCTCTACCGGCTACTAGTGTGTTTGGGGACAAGCAGGACAAGATGCCGATGCAAGCCTACGCTCGCTTACTGGCTAGCCACACGTCTCCAGTAGCTTCGGTACTTACCGAAATACGTTTCGATACTGATGCGTCTACGCCTAAGCTTTGCTTTAAGCCGCTGCGTCCACTGGAAGAATCCGAACTGCTAATGTCTATCGACTTACAGAAGAGTCCAGAAGTAGAGAAGATGTTGACTATTACGGTAAGCAAGAAGACTGAGCAAGACGGCCCCGCAGTAGCAGAACCCGCCGCACTACCCCCTCTGTTTGCGGACCCTACGCCAGAAGCAAAACCTGCGCCCGCGCCAGAAGCAAAGCCAGAACCTGTAGCGGCTGCGGAGGCAATCGAAGAGCCTACGGTAAAGGTATCTAAGAAGAAGGCGGAACAGCCCAAGCCGGACGAAGACTTGTCTAGTCTTTTAGAAGAGTGGGACGACTAACCTTTTAGACCCAACGCACTAAAATAAACGGGCTAGGGTTCCCTAGGGAACCCTCGACCCTCAAAAAAAGTACTAAGAGATGTGATGATGAATACGAAGGAATTTCTAAGTACAGTGCTAGGGGACGAAGGGTTTTATTGTGTTTACGCTATACGAACTAAAGATAACAAACATGTATCCAAGTTCTATAACTCAATAGACTCAGTAGTCAACACTGCACTGAACCGCGACGCAGAGGGGTACGATGCGTATTACGCGCTAGGTACTTTTGTAAAAGAGCGTAGTAGGCTAGCAGAAAACGTATGCCAAATGCGCTCTCTGTTTTTAGATATAGACTGTGGGGAAACCAAACCCTACCCAGATAAAAAGAGTGGAATGGGCGCATTGCGCGCGTTCTGCGAACAGCTATCCCTACCTAAGCCTACCATTATTGTCGATTCCGGCGGGGGCTTACACGTGTACTGGGCGTTAGACAAGCCGTGTACTAGACAAGAGTGGCAGCCGGTAGCCACTAGACTTAAGAAAGCGTGTGTCGATTACGACTTCCATGTTGACCCCGCTATAACTGCGGACGCGGCAAGAATACTGCGCGTGCCCAATAGCCATAACTGCAAGTTCGACCCTCCCGCAGAGGTTAAAGTAGTGGGTATGCCTCAGAGCACAGTGGTGCTAGAAGAGTTTGCCGCGCAGTTGCCCTACCCAGACTTAATACCAGTTCTTCAAGAAAGAGAGTACACGCAAGCCGACAAGGAAAACGCAAAGAACTTAGCAGGCAATAACCTAGTTAAGAAGTTTGCAAACATACTGTTGAAGGACGCTGAGGGTAAAGGCTGCGCGCAAATACATAAGGCGCTGTTTGACCCTAACAGCTTATCCTATAATGACTGGACGCACGTGCTGTCTGTCGCAAAACACTGTGAAGAACCAGAAGCCATACACGTAGTCTCACAAGGGTACGAAGCCTACTCGGCGGACGAAACAGAGAAGGTAGCAGCATCACTACACTCACCCCACCTATGTACTACCTTTGAGGGGGACAACCCAGAGACATGCAAAAACTGCCCGCTGTGGGGCAAGATTAAAAGCCCGATAAACTTATCCTATGAGATAAAAGAAGCTACAGAAGCGGATAACATAATACAGATACCCGACCCCTCTGTGGCTACTGCTACTGTGTCTGCGGATTCGGGGTTGTTTGCTAACTCAGGAGAAGACGAAGAGGTAGAGGGCGTCGTACCTACTATAGACTATACGATACCTACTTACCCCGCACCGTACTTCAGGGGCGCACGTGGCGGGATATACGTACGCCAGTTCAACAAAGACACCAAAGAGATGGAAGAAATTCCGATCTACGCCCGAGACTTGTATATAACTAAGCGAATAATGGACCCCGTAGATGGGCCTTCGTTTGAGTTTAAACACCATACTAGGTTAGAGGGGATAGAGACGTTCGTAATAAAAGGTACGGACCTAACCTCCAGAGACGAGTGCCGGAAAGCTTTGGGTAGGAACGACATCCACTTACTAAAACCGGATAACATAATGAACTACATTCAGGCTTGGGTAGAAGACTTAGCGGGGCAGATACACCGCGTGGACGCAAAAACTCAGTTTGGTTGGACAGAGAACATGGAGTCTTTTGTCCTTGGGGATAGAGAGATATTTGCAGACAGAGTAGAAGAGAACCCACCCTCGGGGCATACTGCACGGTATATGCCTATGTTTAAGAGACGCGGGACGCTAGATGGTTGGCGAGAAGCTATGGAGTTCTATGAGAAACCCAACATGGAGCCACATCAGTTCATGGTAGCTACGGCGATAGGGTCTATCTTAATGACTTTCATCCCTAACATACGCGGGTGTATAAACCACGTGTACAGCCCAGAGTCGGGGTACGGCAAGTCCACAGGTATGATTGTCGGCGCGTCTATTTGGGCTAACCCAGAAGAATACATAATGAACGGGGAGTCCACAGCCAACTCTATTTGGAACAGGGCGGAGGCTATGAAGAATCTACCGATCTACATAGACGAAGCTACCAACATGGAAGGAGACGACGTTAGTGATATAGCGTACGCGGTTACTAGCGGTAAGCAGAAGACTCGTATGACTAGCGGCGGTACTAATAAAGAACGGTACCAAGGTAAGGCTTGGGCCTTGATGTTAGGTACTAACGGTAACACTAGTTTCATAGACAATTTGTCTAACGCTAAGGCGGTACCAAGAGGAGAGATTCAGCGTGTTATAGAAACACGTTTGGAGAAGTTAGACATCCCAGAAGATGAAACCATGGCGCTGAACAGGGCGGTAGTTAACAACCACGGCCACGCAGGAGAGTTGATAGTTCAAGAGATACTACGCGACCCCCAAGCGGTGGAGGATTTGGTTTTTAAATTCCGTAAACTAGTAATAAAGCGCGCGGGACTGAACGATCAAAACAGAAACTGGGTGGCTAACGCCGCGTGTAACTTAGCGGGGGCAGTGTTAGCAAAGCGCTGCAATTTGTGGAACATAAACATACAAGGGCTTAGCGATTGGGCTATCGCACGTCTAAAATATATGAAGGGCGTAGACAGCTCGCTGGACATAGACATATATGACTTAGTTAGGAACTACTACTTCGAGAAGCAGGGGCAGATTATTCGCATAAAGAGCACACAGGACGGCAGAAGCAAGGATGAGTCGGGGCTAACCGATACCTTTGTTAACCCAGAGAAGCTACCCCATTACTCTTGGGTTGGGCGGTATGAGTATGATGTGAAGAGGTTCTATATGCTTATTAAACCATTCAAAACCGAGATGCGGAAACTGAAGCATAACCCTACCCAAGTAGATGAGGAGATATATAAACACATGGGGGGCGTCAAGAAGAAGGTACACTTAGGTAAAGGCACCACGATAAACATAGGCAGCGTGTATGTCTTATGCGTAAACTTCGATGCGGGGGACGATGACGACGACGAGTTTGAAACCCCAGAAAATTTAGAATCTTTGTATGCGCCGAAAGCTTAAGCCCAACGAGATAGACCCGGACGGCATTGCGTTTGAAGTAGATGTAGAGCGCTTTGCCGTCGGCACGTCTATGTTTGTACCGTGTATAGACACCGCTAAGGCGGTACACCAAGTAAAAAAGATAACTAAACTAACCGCAACGCAGATAGAACACCGTGTAGTGATAGAAGCGGGCAAGTATGGTGTGCGTGTTTGGCGTGTGGTGTGATAGAATACAGGTTCATCATTCTCTTAGTCGAGAACTTAGCCCCCTTCACGGGGGCTTTTTTTTTTTTTTTTTTTTTTTAGTACTCTTCTCCCGCCGCTTCCATCCTAGCTCGCAACACAGTTTCTCTACGTCTAGGGCTTATAGTCACTCCACCGAACTGCTTAGTAACGTCACTAGTTCTTTCGTGCTGCTTAAGCGACCGCTCTATAGTATCCGGGGTGATCGGGAAGTCTGGATTGTCCTCGTTAAACTCTTGCATTCTCTCGTTTATGTCCCCCATAGCACCGAAATCATTCGTACGCTTGGCTATGTAGTATTCACGGAGCAGCTTAGTGCGGCGCGTATTCACGTTCCTGTCTATACGCTTATCTACTGAGTTTCTTTCCAACTGCTGTGTGTAGCTAGCAGGAGCGAGACCCACGGCTTGTGCCGCTATAGCTAGCGGGTTTATGTCTTCGACTATTGGGTCGCCGCGTAGTGTGGTGACGCCTTCGGTACTGTATCTAGCCGACTTCATTACGTTGCTTGCGAAGCTAGGCACCATCTTCTCTACGCCTCGATACACTTCACCTTCGTTAATTAAGCCGATCCCGCCAAACGCGCGATTTGCAACTCCGTACACAGGACCTGCGAATAGCTCAAGACCTTGCAGTACGAGACTATCTTGCTCTTTGTTAGGCAGACTACGGAATACCAAGTTGGTCATGCCTATACGTGGAGCTACATCTGCACCAGTAATATAGTTTATAGCGCCGGAGTATGCGCCTTCACTAAAGAACGTAGACGCCATAGTATCAAAGTCTTCGTCTTCATCATCGAGGAATACAGTGTTCATAATGAACGAGATAACGCCGTACAGGGGCAGACCTTGTACCCCCGCTAGTAGCCCGGAAGTAGCGAACAGACCCGCTAGTTGTTTCTTAGCCACTGTCCTCTCGTCTCCGGTAAGGTTCTTATCGAAAGCCTGCTTAGCCATACGCGCCTGCAAGTAAAGCATCGACACACCAAAGCGCTTGTACATAAACAGTACACTACCAAGATTGCTTTGCGCAAAACGAGGAGCGGTTTCTGTAAGTGCGCCACTGTTTGTTAGTTCCGCAGCGTCCAATGCTCCTTGGGCTGCGGCTTCGAGGTCCGCATCTGTCAGCTTAGTAGCGTCGCCTTTATACTTTGCATCCGCAATGCTCTGCATTTCCAAATCAAACGTAGCCATAGCACTGACTTGTCGGTTAAGTCGCTCGCCTTGGTGGAACATATACCCCATAGTAGCATTAACCTTAGTCCACACAGTACTGGCGGGGTTTTCCATATCCAAGGCATCAGAGGTCATGGTCGTATTAGCTTGCCCGCGCCTATCTAAAAGCTCCGCTAGAATTTTGTAGCGCTGTAGTTCTGGGGAGGTAGCGGGGTCGTTGTAGTCCACGTTAGTAAGTGAAGGCCCTTCCGCAGCCGTACCGAATACAACATCACCGAAACCGGTCGTAGTACGGCTCTTTGGAGTAGCCATGAACCGCTTGTGGGCGTCGAACAAAGCTCTGTTTGCGTCTTTATATCCGTACTTGCCGCCGAGATAGGGCAGCACTACAATTGGTAGGTTAGTCCAGTTAACTAGCACAGAGGACACGTTAAAGCCTAGGGTCATACCAAAGCCCGCAGACTTAAGGGCACGACTCCACGTAGCTAGCTGTGGGTTTTTAGCGAACTCTATGTACTCTTGGAAGTGCCCCACTGTCTGAGTAATATTTTGCTTATCTTTTAACGTAAGCCCCGGCTTGTTCATTGCCTCTTTCTTCTCAGCCTCAAACGCGATGTTAAGCTTAGCTAGTTCTGTTTCGTACTGTAAGTTTACGGTCTGGTTTACTATGTTAGGCATACGCTCTCTAAGTACTTTTATAGCGTCTTTTTTAAAACCTAAAACACCTTCTCGTTGCTGCAATGCTCTAGCCAGTCCGCGCTCAGGCATGGCGTCTAACAACATATCCAACACCATCTTCTCAGTTTGCTTGTCTAACTTTAGCGGCTCGCCGGTTTTGTCGTCTTTACGGGGCTTGCGCAGTTCCGCCAGTAGTTTGGCGGCGAAGCCGACCTCTACATTACCTTGGCTTCGTCGCTTGGCTTCGTCTATACGGTCGTACTCAGAGAAGTCGAACAGGGTTTCAGGGGCAACCCCCGCCTTGTTTACCTTCGGATCACGCAAGGCGTCCAAGATTTCGGGGTCGTTTAGTATGGCGTCTTTTGCTACCTGCCGCTGACGTTCAGACTCAAACGCTTCTTTGTACGGTTCTATATTGCCTGTATCTGGGTTAACCGCGCTGTACTGTAGCCAGTAATCGCCTTTGCGGTATAGCGGGAAGTACGGCTCAATGGCCTCTTTGGATAAAAGCTCGCCGAGAATCCTATCCTTTAACTGTTTGTTTAGGTTGGGGTCTTTCTCAAGGGCGTCTATTCGAGCTTCCAAAGTTTTCTTAAGCTCTGCGTACATCTCTGCGTAAGAATCCCGCAGGGTAACGTAGGCGTCTCGGCTAGTTTGGTCCAGCTTACTCCAGTACTCTTTCTGTAGCCTGTCGTACTTCTCTAACTTACCTGTGTCATTTTTGTAGTCCGAGCGCGGCTTTGACGGGTCTACCCTGTCCATCGTACTTGCGCCTATTACAGCATCCCAAATTTTCTTCTGCTCGTCCCTACCTTTAAACGCCTTAGTAAGCGCCGCCGCAGTATCGTTAGTTTTACGTAGGTACTTCTGGCGCGCGCCCGCCTTGTCTTGAATAGTATTCACTAAGTCTCTACCTAGCTTACTAATCGCAGGCATCTCTCGCTCTATAACGTTAGCAATAGCAGGAAGTGGGAGCATATCTAACAGTGTCTTGCGGGCAGTTCGCTCTGCGTCGCGCATAAACCCAGATACGGCGGCGATGTTCTCGGACGATACCCGGTCGTTAACAAACTTACCTAAGCTGTCCACAACCTTTCTCTCTTCTCCCTTGGCCGCAGCTAGCGGTAGAGCAGTAGCATTACGGTACTCAGGCGCAGGAGAGATAAGATCAGTAACCAACATGTCCACCTTGTCCATAGCAGATTCTAACTTCTTGCTAGGCTGCCCACGGAATCGGCGTAAGATATTCTGGATTATGTTTTTGAACTTGTCCCATAGCGTAATTCTTTCGCCGTTAACGGTGATACCCGCCAACTTGGATTGAAAATTAGGGTTACTAAACGCCTCAGCTACAAACTCGTCTAAATTAGTGGCGCCGTAAGCGCTGTCCAGTCCCGAACGTATAGACTCAAACAAAGCGCGCATCTGTTTGGCGGCAGGAGTATTTTTAGCAATCTCGTGAGAGGTCACGGCGTGCATGGCTTCGTGCAGGAGTACGTGGTTAGATAAGTCAACGTCTTGGTTTAACGTAATCGTATCTGTCTTGGGGTCGTACAAACCCGCTACCGGCTCACCGGATTCGCTGACTACATTGCTAGCCATAACGACTTTAGTATTACCTAAGCCTTTCGAGATAGCTGCCGCAACGCGCTGTACGTTGTTGTCTTTGATCTTTGCTAGTTCGTCTATCGCACCACGCAGGTCTCCTGCTTCTAGCTTAGCAATAACCTCACTGGATAACGGGGCCGAAGTTTGCGCCATACTGGCAGTAGGTAAGGGCATACCCATATTGCGGCGGTTGAGCCTAACTAGTTCTCCAAAAAACTCGTTGCTTTCTGTGGACAGGTTCTGACTTACCCACAGTTCCGCAGCTATTGCGGCGTCTGTCTTCGCTCCACGGTCGGCTACGTCGGCAGCTAATCTGGACAGTGCTCCGTTTATGTCCTTGTCTTTGTTGAAGTACTCAAAGAAAGGATTGCTCTTGTCCAAAGCCTTTAACTTCTTAACGTCTTCGTCTATGTTGGCGGCACGCTTGGAAGCTTTCTTAGGCTTGCTATTTTTGTTCTTGGCTTTGCGGCTAGCTTGGTCGCTTTTGTCTTGTAGGGCGGCGGTTTGTGCATCTAGGTCTTCGTCTGCCCCGCGCTCAGCGGCTATGACTTCTTCGTCTACATCAACCTCAACTTCTTCTTCAACTACTGTCTCAGCCGTACCCTCAACCACAGGGGCAGCAGACCTAGCAGCAACATCGGCCTTAGTCTTTGCTGTCTCTTTGGCCTTATCTTGCTCAGCTTTCTTAGCAGCTTCGGCGCGCTTTTTGGCAGCTTCGGCGCGCTTTTTGGCAGCTTCGGCGCGCTGTTTAGCAGCTTCGGCACGCTTTTTAGTTTCTTTTGATGTAGGGGCTTTCGTAGCTTCCGGCTCAGCAGTAGTTTTAGCTTCAGTAGCAGAAGTTGTTTTTGTGCCCTTACTCCACGCATAAATATCGCTTGGAAAGCTGTATAAACTTTCTGGGTCAATACTTTTACTAACTCGCGGCCCGCTGTCATATACTTGTCTAGCTACCAGAACAGTGTTAGCAGGTAGTTTAGTAGCTGCGTCATCAAAATCACTAAAGCTAAAAGAGCGGGAGCCATCACGGCCTACACGTACAGGAAATTCTATAACCCTATCTGCGTAGACGTGCAATGGTACTGTAGCGCCTGTTACAATACCCTCTTCGCCCAGCGTGCCCTCTATTTGTGTTTCCCCGCTTTCTAAAGTGCCACTATAACTGGCAGCGACGTAAGGAGATGTTGATGCAAAAACCGCATAACCCTCTCTAGGTTCCCCACGTAACGCTGTTTCTGGAATGCTTTCTTCACTAGCAATTCCTCTGTATAAAACTAGTGGTTTCCCGTCTTCACCCGTTAGTTTTTTTACAGTATCTGTAGTTTCTTCCGTAGTTTCTTTCGTAGCCGCTTGCTCTTCGGCTTTCGCCCTTTTAGTGGCCGCACCTCTTCTGGCTACGCTAGCGCGCTTGGCTTTGGTAGTAATCTCACGCTCTTGTGCCGCTATCTCGGCCTCTTGAGCACCGCCCTCACGAGTAAAGGCAAACTTATCTTCTCCGCGCAGCACTCCGCCTTCAGGACCGAATAACCCACCCTGCTCGGCTTTCTGAGTTTCTAACTGAGCAAGTACTCGCTGCGCTTCGGCAATCTGCTCGTCTACAGTGGGGCCTTCTGGCGCGGGCTGTGCGGTAGTATCGGGAACAAATCGGTCCTGTTGACCTAAAGGAGCGGCTGCTTGATCGCGTATTTCTAACTGTGCTTGGCCCGGTACTTCTTCGCCACGAGTTTGCGCACGGTTTAATGCCGCAGCTAGAGGACTAGTAACCGCCCCAGCCGCAGGAATAGTTGCACGGGCAGCCGCATCCGCCGCTAGGTTTTCTTCTCTCTGGGCATCACGGGCTTGCGCAAACGCTTCTTGGGCCTGTACTGGTGCGGCTTTTTGTTGCGCAGTAACTTCTGCTTCTTGGACGGCAAACGCCGCTTCTCTTTCTGCTACTATGCGGGCTTGTTCTTCTAAAGCGGCGTTGTTGAGTGCTTGCTCTTCTAAAGATAGCTGTTGTGGCGCTGTGGCTACGCTTTCTGTAGGTGTAGTGGGGGTAGTAGCTTCTAGGTTCCTAAAAGCGGGAAGGTTAAGTAGTCCAAACACCGCTTCGCGGCGCGCAGGGTTCTTCTTAGTTGTGGGCAAATTTGCATACCGTACAACTTCCGCTGCCGCCGTGCGGGCTTCCTCTGCATTTGATAGGTCGAGTTTTGGTAACTCTTTGGCAAACCGTGAAGTCTTTGGTATCCCTAGTTTGGTAAGGTCCGCTTGGGTTACAGTCGTTCTAGCACCTGCTTGCAACTCTGGGAACATATCTAACTGTACGCCCCCGGGATTCTCCGCACGTAGTTTGGCTACTTCCACTACCGCTGCCGCTTCTTCTGCTTCTTTGGCCGCCAAGAAATCACGGGCGAGTTGGGCTTCTCGGGCTTGTCGTAGTTCTGGGGCGACTTCAGCTAGTTCTGCGGAGCGGGCACGTTGTGCCGCACGATAGTCGTCTTTGTATCTTTCTGGGAACGCCGTACCGTCTGGCGCTACGAGTATCGCCTCTTGTCTAGGTGGGGGTAGGGTAGGACGCTCTTGTGGGGGGACAAAATCGGTCTCGATCTGAGCGGGTTCTGGGGGTACAAGCTCGCCTTCTATGCCGGTATCTAGTCCAAGTTCTTGCCTTTCTACTACAGAAAGCTCTCTACTTTTTCTCGGCGTTTTTGGTAACGCTAACTCAAACAGCCCTTGTAGCAAGCCGCCTACGCCCGCGCCCAAACCGAAAGACTCTCCAGTACCGGCGAACGTGCCTGTGTTGGGGTCGTACACACCCTGTGCAATTAGGTTCTGGCCTATCTCAGTAACGGCTTCCTGTAGTCCTTCTTCGCCAGCAGATTGCCCGACCCTACGTAGCCTACTGACAACATCGGTAGCAGTTTCAGACCCTAGCGCTTTTTTGAGTACGCCGAATCTTTTTACAATAGCTAGAGGCGCAGCCATCTCTAGTGCGCCCGGACCCATACCCAACGCCGCCGCGCGGCTAATCTCTTCTTCAGTAGCGCCCGCAGCCACGGCACGAGTAGCGGCTTCACCCGCCCCCGCAGCAACACCAGTAGCGCCCGCAGCCGCAATCCCCGCTAAACCGAACGGAGCCGCAGCAAGGAAAGGTAGCGTAGAGCCAAGGCCCTGACTAAGTTTGGATACTAGCGTATCGCGGTACAGCTCTTCTGGCCCAATAGCCTCCTGTACTGCCGCTCCACCACGCGCAATAGCCGCTCGCGCAGCTTGTTCTTGTTCTTCAGGCAGTAAGAAAGACGCACCGGTTAGCGCAGACTCGCCTAGCCCAGCAACACCCGCAGCAATACCCCTAGGAATAGTACCTAAATACCCACTCAAGCGTTTGTTTGCTTCAGGGTAATCCGATTCTCTAGGGGCTTGTTGTGCCCGATCTTGCGCGGATATATCTCTAGCTAGCTGCGTTAGTCTCAGTACGGCGGGCGTATCACCTACTGCCTCTGCGTTACGTATTGCACTGAGGACTTTATTTAGTTCGGCCATGTTTGCTACCTAAAGGTTTATTCGGCGTATTTTGCTAGGTCATCCGCAGCACTAGCCGCACTTGAGCCTCCCACGGTGCTTGCTAGTTGGCCTTTGGTATCTCTAAATCTTTTTTCTATTAAGTCTTGGCGTTTCTTAGCAAGAGCTTCCGCGTACTTGTCTTTGTCGTAGCTACCGAAGAACCCACCGTAAGTATCTTTGAACTCTTCCGCTGCGCGTAGGAATTCTGGGTCGGAGTCTATCCTAGCCATAATGCTTTCTAACAGCGCAGTATCTGCCGCTCGCTCAGAAGCCAACGAATCGGCCAACAGTTTACTACGGAGTTCTGTATCCCTAAAGCCATATTCTGTTTCAAGGAGGTCTTTCCGCATATCTCGATCCGCTTGAGCTTGTGCCATCTCGTCTTGGCGTGCCTGCTCAGCCTGATTTATCTTGCGGCTTTCCTCGGCAATCTTAGCGAACTCAAAGCCTTTAGACGCACCCGCGCCCCTACCCAGTATCTCGGCAATGTCCGCAGCCTTATCGGCAAACGGCTTAGCTTTTTGGAGGAGTCCAGCTATACCGGTTTTGCTTGGCGCAGCCTTAGCCGCACGCGGCACTTCTGGTAGCTGCATTAGCTTTTGTGCCATCGTTAGTTCTTCTTTTGGCATCATGTTGCGTACGTCATACTTCGCAGCTAACCCAGCGTCGTTCTGGGGCATAGTTGGCTTGCCTTCCCTACGGGCGGCGTTTGCCTCAGCCCTTTTAGCTGCTTGCTGTTCTAGCATTCTTGTGGCTTCGCCGGACTCTATGCGGTCACGCCTTGCCTTAACTATTCCAGTGGGTACTGCGCCAGTAACATCGACTGTATCAAGCGACGCTAGCTGTTCGGCAGTAATCCCCTGAGATGGGGGAAGTACGTTAAGTAGATTTACCCCCTCCTCACCAGCCCGCTCTACTTCACCACGGCGGATTTCTCTTGCTTCTTGTGTAGCTCTTGAAGGAGAAAGTAAATAGTCTTTGCCTTTACCAATAAGCTCAAACAACGCACCCAAGGGTATAATTGGCTCGTCATCTCCTTCAACTAGATCGCCCTTCGCATAACCTTTAACATCACCCCCCATAGCCATACCTTCGCTTGGGCCGTACATCATATCGCTCACTTTTTGCTTAAACGCGCTCGGGAACTGCTCTTCAAACATGCGGCGCTCTAGCTCTAGGGCTTGTCGGCCTTCTGGGCTTACTTTGTCTGGGTTCTTGTCGTAGTAGTCAAACTTCTTGAGGCCCTCTAAGTACTTGAGCATCTGAGCGTTTTCTTCAGGCGACATCTGAGGAATAGGGCCTTTAGAATTTGCACCTACAACAGACCCATCAGGACCGGCATAACCCACAATACCGCCGTTAGCCATACGCTGCATATTAGGAGCGGCTTGTGTGGGTAGCCCCATAACAGGACGGTTTTGCGCTTGCATACTGCGCTGTCCTTGTTGCTGTACGCCCGGAGCTAAACGCTGCGACAGGCTTGTCTCCATCTGCCCTACCACATTTGCGGGCATAGGCATTTGCTGAGACATATCTCGCTCACGAGCGGCGGCCTCTACCATCTTAGTAGCTTCCTGCAAAGCAAGCGCGTACTTCAACTGAGGATCAACACTCTGCCTACGCATGAGTTCTGGTACGCCCAAGTCTTTTAGTTGGTCAATCTCGTATCCAATGCCGCCGGTCATAGCCATGGTAGTAGTCTCTTATGGTGTCGGTTCAGGTGTTGAGCCGGGAAGGAAATCAAGCCCTAGGTTTTTGTAAAGCTCACCCAAAACTCCCAGATACCCCAACCCAGTGGACAAACCGCTTTCCCCAACAAAGGTATTTTCTTGCGCGCTAATGGGTAGCCCTTCGAGCAGGGACTGCTGATACTGAACTTGTTTGTACGGGAAATCTCGCTCTTCCATAAACTGCGCGTAGTCCGCTGCAACACCCTGCTGCTCGATGTCTCGCTGAATACCGCCTGCACTTTCTTGGGCGGCAAGAGCATCTAAACCGTAGCGGTTAGTCCTGTCCTGTGCCGTCTGTGCGCGGTCTTGCTCGGTATTAAACTGCCCCATACCTTGGGTGTACGCAGTCTGCATGCCTGTACCGTAGATGTCAGCGAGGTTTCTAAGCAGGTTGCGCTGTCCTTCGGACTCCATGATAGCCTGACGTGACCCACCAAAAGCACCTGCTTTACCTAGCCTAGAGGCGTTTTGCACGCGCTGTATTTCTGCCCGCCTCTGAGCTTCGGCCATTTGCGGCTCTAAAGCAGCGTTCATAAAGGGAGACATGTAGTCCTGAGCGGTACTGCCCGAGGTGAAACTCGTAGGGGTAAACCCACCCATCTGAGACGTAGGCACGTTAAGTGCATTAAGCCCTTGGAACGCTGTAGTTTGTAGGTCAGACTGACCCGCAGTAAGGGGGCCGCCATACGCTTGATACGGTTGGTTTGCTAGTGCTTCGCCTTTACCGAGCATGCCCGTTACGTAGGGGGCAGCCCAACCGGATAGGGACTCTGTGGTACTTGCTGGTGCGCCTATTGGATCAGCCATGATTCTTTCCTTACGCTAAAAATTTCTGGGGGTTAATCTGTCGCCCCTGTTCTTTGGTTCCAGTACGGGCTTTCCGTATCCTGTCCATCATACCGTATAGCTGTTGCGCGCCTGAGTCTGAATTTCCGTTACCTAAGTGGCTGACTACATCAGCAGGTATGACAAACTCCCCATCACTAAGGGCAGCGGGTTGTGCGTTGTCTATTGTAGCGGGGATTTGGTCCGCCATACCATCAGTACTTCCGCCTAAATAATACCCTT